GTGTGGTACGGCGGGGCGTGGCAAGGCGGTCATGGTATGGTGTGGCACGGCGGGGCGTGGCAAGGCGGTCAAGGTTCGGCTGGGTACGGCACGGTCAGGCGAGGCAAGGCGGTCAGGGTTCGGTACGGTCCGGTTAGGTTCGGCGGGGCGTGGCAAGGCGGTCGGGGTTAGTAGAGGTGTGGCGAGGTGAGGTATGGCACGGCAAGGCGGTTGAGGTCCGGCGCGGTACGTTGTGGTTTGGCAAGGTGTGGCGGTCTAGGTGCGGTGCGGTTCGGCGCGGTTTGTTTTGGCGTGGCATGGCGCGGCTGGGCGGTCAGGGTTCGGTATGGTTCGGTGAGGTCAGGCATGGCGAGGCGGTCTTGGAGTGGTATGGTTCGGCAAGGCAAGGCACGGCGGTCGGGGTGAGGTATGGTAAGATATGGCGCGGCAAGGCGGTCTTGGAGTGGTATGGTTCGGCAGGGCGGGGCGAGGCGGTCACGTTTAGGTTCGGTGCGGCGAGGTTTGGCAAGGCGGTCAAGGTGCGGCTGGGTATGGCAACGCAGGGCGAGGCGGTCGGGGCACGTTATGGTTGGGCGAGGTTCGGCGAGGCGTGGCAAGGCGGTCAAGATAATAAGAAAGTGGTGGGCTGTAGTGGCCCATCACGTAACAAAACATAACACTAGGAGAACTATAAATGTCTAATTTTAATACGAAGACTAAGCAGCGTATCATAGATGATTACCTGCAAAATACAGGTGCAAACATGTTTGTTCCAGCGGACTTTGTTGATTGGTTAGCGACGCAGCCAGAACATGAGGCATACCATGCCTTCTATGGGATGGACGATGCGGAAGCTGCGAGACAACATCGTATACAGATGGCGCGTCAAATGGCGTCTGGTCTGCGTATCGTTGCTAAAACGGAAAACGTAGATAGTTCTGTGGTCGCCATCAAGGTGACAGAGTATCCTGCGTACATTTCCCCTGTATCCAAGCGCAGAGATGGTGGTGGGTATGAACCGTTTGATCCGACTGATGCTAACGCACAGGCAGAGTTACGTAGGCAGGGTGGTACTAGCCTAGCAGGGTGGCTCGAAAGGTTCCGTGGTTGCGCGGAACATATTGGGTTAGACATGACCCCACTGGAAAACATTGTGCATATATTGCGCGATGATAAAGATAAAGCAGTAGGAGAATAAGATGACTAAAAAATCCAAAACAGATAAAGTATGGGCGTACCTAGTTGAACACCCGCTTGCTAGTACAAGTGAAGTGGCTAAGGCTACGGGCACATCATACAGCTACACGTACAAACTCAAGTCCAAGATCGGCACACCGAAAGAGGTGTTCGAGATGGAAGCGATGCGCCAAAGGCTAGAGGAAGAAGAAGAACTACCCCTCCGTGTTCAACTGTTGCGCGAAGCCGAGGAGATTACGTGCGGCGCTCGTAACATAGATTACGGTGATCCTGTAACAAACCACAGGAACATAGCTACCATAGCGGGGGTGGCAACTGGGTGGGATATGGATGAGCACGATGCCGTGATGGTTTTGATCGCTGCAAAGATCGCCCGTATCCGCATTAGTCCTGACAAGCGGGATCACTATGTTGATCTTATGGCCTATGCAGGGATCGCATACGAATGCGCTATGGCACGGAAAGTAGGCTGAGTATGACCTCTGAGGAATTTGAAGCACGGGCTGCGCTTATTGCAGCTATGCAACCGAAAACTTTTGAGGAGCGTTACGCGGAACTACTTCTTGCTGCGTCCGCAGAAGAAAATAAACGCGCAAGGGCTAGGTGGGGTATGATCCCCACCAAAACCCAAATGAAAGCGTGGAACATGGGCGACCCCACACAACGTGTAAACAAAACAGGACGGCGTTTGGGGTCAAAGTACACATGACAAAGGGAGAGCATGATGCAGATAGTCACGCTAGATTTTGAAACATTTTACGACAGGGACTATTCACTGTCTAAGATGACAACAGAAGCATACGTACGTGACCCGCAGTTTGAGGCCATTGGCGTTAGCGTTAAACTCAACAATCAACCAACGGAGTGGGCCAGTGGGACGCACAACCAGATTGAAAAATACCTCAAGACCTTCCCTTGGGAAGACGCTATGTTACTTTGCCATAATACTATGTTTGATGGTTCCATTCTTAGTTGGCGTTTTGATATTCGTCCTAGGGTGTATACCGATACTTTGTGTATTGCCCGTGCCCTTCATGGGACTGAAGCTCGCGCAAGCCTCGCTGCGTTATCTGAAAGATACAATATCGGCGTTAAAGGCACTGAGGTACTCAACGCCCTCGGAAAACGGCGTGGAGATTTTGCACCAGAAGAACTGAGTAGGTACGGGGATTACTGTATTAACGATGTAGAGTTAACGCATAAGCTGTTCGCCATCATGGCACGTAAGTTCCCCAAGCAAGAACTACGTCTTATAGATGCAACGCTGCGGATGTTTACGGAACCTACACTTGATCTCGATATGGGGCTACTGGAGTCACACCTAGAGGACGTTAAGGAGCGTAAGGATAAGCTGCTAATAGATGCGGGTATTACAGACAAGAAAGAGCTGATGTCTAACCTCAAGTTTGCAGAGCTACTTACAAGTCTGGGTGTTGTACCGCCCATGAAGATTAGCCTTGCAACCGAGAAAGAAACCTTCGCCTTTGCCAAGAATGACGAGGAGTTTAAAGAACTACTGGAGCATGAGGACGATAGGGTGCAAGCCCTTGTCGCTGCACGTTTGGGTAGTAAAAGTACCTTGGAAGAAACACGCACACAGCGGTTCATAGATATATCCAAGCGGGGCTTACTACCTGTCCCTGTAAGATACTATGCTGCGCATACGGGGCGCTGGGGTGGCGACGATAAGATCAACCTGCAAAACCTGCCGAGCCGTGGGCCTAACGGCAAGAAACTAAAGCGCAGCATCATAGCCCCCGAGGGACATTCCCTTATAGACTGCGATAGTTCGCAGATCGAGGCGCGTGTGCTTGCGTGGTTAGCTGGACAGAATGATCTGGTATCACAATTTGCGGCTGGTGAGGACGTTTACAAGTACATGGCGTCCAGCATCTATAACGTGCCAGCAGACGGGGTGACTAAGGAACAAAGGTTCGTGGGTAAGACTACAATCCTTGGCGCAGGGTACGGCATGGGCGCGGTTAAGTTTCAGCTACAGCTACAGGGTATGGGTGTATACATAGAACTAGAGGAGGCGCGGCGGATCATACAGGTTTACCGCAATGCCAACAGTGCGATTAGCCAGTTGTGGAGAGACGCCAACAACATGGTTGAATACATGGCACGGGGGGACAGTTTACAGTTTGGCAAAGAAGGTGTCCTGCAAGTAGACGCGCGGCGCAACGCAGTTATTTTGCCCTCTGGCTTGCCTATGTTCTACCATGGCTTGGCTGCGGAGCAGGGCGACCGAGGTCCAGAGTACACCTATAAGACCCGAAAAGGTCCGAACCGTATATACGGTGGTAAGGTCGTGGAGAACGTGTGCCAAGCCGTTGCACGTTGCATCATAGGGCACCAAATGTTACTGATTGCCAAGCGATACAAAGTTGTGCTAACAGTACATGACTCGATTGTGTGCTGCGTTAAAGACGCGGAACTATCTGAAGCGCGTAAGTTCGTAGAAGAATGTATGCGCCAGACACCTGACTGGGCCGATGGCCTACCAATCACCTGTGAAAGTGGCACGGGCAAATCATATGGAGAATGTGAATAATGGATGATCGACATGAGTTTATAGCTGCGGAGATAGAACGTGCCTACGTTAATGCGGACGACGATTGGAAAAAAGAATATTACCATAACGCCGCTAACTACCTAGCTAAAAACCGTTATGTAGAAGGCGGTAAGATTTGCGCGTTTTGCAGGGCGCAAGGGATGGCCGACCCACACCACCACAATGTATGGGGGGCCATGGTAGCCTCACTGAAGAAACTGGG